CCGATCGAGGCTTGACATCGTCGCGCCGCCGGTCGACCATCAGCGTCGAGGCTCGAGGCGCCACGACCCCGTAATCCGTCCTCGGCGGACGACGATCAGTCAGCATCTCGTCATGTCCGCGCGTGCTTTCCGGCCGCGCGGACGCCTCCTTCAACTGCGAAAACTACGCACAACCGTTTGATCTCGCGGCGCAGTCGTGCGAACGTGCCTGCTGTCAGCGCTGTGGTCCGGAAACCACAGTCCGAGGAGATGTCGCGACATGGCGCTCAAAAGCAAACTCACCAAAGACGAACACGCCAAACTGCCCGACGCGCTCAAAGAGCACTATGTCGAGCGAGACGGCGCGTTTGTGCTGGATGCCGACGGGCTCGAAGATGCCGGCTCGCTGCGATCGGCGCTCGAGAAAGAGCGTAAGGAACGCGCGGCCGCGCAGCGCCAGCACAGGGAGCTGCTTGACAAGATCGGCGACATGGATCCGGAGCAGGCGCGCGCGGCCGTCAAGAAGCTCCATGAGCTCGAAGAAAAAGGCCTGCTCGACGCGGGCAAGGTCGAGGAAGTCATTAAGGCGCGCACCGACGCGATGCAGAAGGATCACGCGAATCAAATCGCGGGGTTCAAGAAGCAGGTCGAAGAGCGCGACGCGCAGATCAGCACGTTGACCAAGTCGTTTACCGATTTGACGATCAAGTCTGACTTGACACCGCTGTTTCTGAAGAAGGGTGGACGGCCAGAGGCGCTCGAAGATGCGATCGCCCGCATGACGATGCTTGGTGTCGACGGCGTGCGCTGGGCGATGAAGGACGGCGCGATCGTGGCGCTGGCCGGCGATCAGATCAAGTACGGCAAGGATCCGCAGAAGCCGATGTCGTTCGACGAGGGGCTGGAACTGCTGGCAAGCAAGGCGCCGCATCTGTTCCAACCATCCTCGGGCGCGGGCGCTGGGGGCGGATCGGGTGCCGGCGGCGCGGGTGGGTTCACAATCTCGCGCGAGGATGCGCGCAATCCGCAGAAGTATCAGGCCGCCAAGGACGCGGCGGCCAAAGCCGGGCAGTCGCTGAACATCGCGGCCGCCTGACGGGAAGTCGCATCGGGTTCGACGAGGTACGATACGGTCCGCCAACGCTAGAGTTCGACGCGCGCTCGGGCGAGATGTCCACGGCACGCGGGCGAGCTTACAGGCCGGGATGGCTGCGCGAGACGACCCCAACGGTTGTTTGACGAGGAGCCATCATGAGCAACGTTCTCAATCTCTACGACCCCCTCTTTTACGCGAATGAAGCCCTGATTTCGCTCTACAAGTCCCTAGGCATGGGCGGCCGCGTGCATCGCGGGTACGACCCCACCCCGCAGCAGAAGGGCTCGACGATCGAGATCAACGCGCCCAGCACCTTCACGGCGCAGGACGCGCCCTCGTCGTCGCAGGATCTGGCGCCGGCGTCGGTCGCCATCGTCCTTAATAAGTGGAAGGAAGTGAAGTTCCAGCTCACCGACAAGGAACTGACCTTCACGAAAGAAAAGATCATCGCCGATCACATCGATCCGGCTGGCTACGCCCTGGCGGACGCCGTCGACCAGGAGCTCGCGAAGTTGTGGGCCACGGTGCCATGGTACTTCGACTGGACGAACACGCCCGTCGTCTCGGACATCACGACCGCGTGGGCGAAGATGTTCGCCAATAAAGTGCCGATGAACCCCGCGATGATGCACGCGATGGTCGACGGCACCACGTACGGCTCACTGATGGCGCTCTCGGCCTTCTCGCAGAATCAGGGCGACGGGCCGACCGGCATCCAGACCCAGTTGACGGGTCAACTCGGTCAGCGCTTCGGGTTCAACTTCTACCCGAATCAGAACGTGCAGGCCGCCACGTCCGCCACGATCGCGGATGTCGCTGGTGCCATCAACAACGGCGCCGGCTACGCGGCGGGCGCGACCTCGATCGCCTTCGACGGCGTCTCGGCCAATGCGGCGTTCAAGGCGGGCGACATCATCCAGGTCACCGGCCACACGCAGCAATATGTGTTCGCCGCGGATGTCACCGCCGACGGCACGGGCGCCGTCGCTGCGGCCAGCATCTTCGGCAGTCCGCAGGTGCAGAACGGTGGTCTCGAAGCGGCCGTCGTCGACAATCAGGTTGTCACGATCGTCCTGTCGGGCACGTCCGGTGCCACGAAGAACCAGACGCTCTTCCATCACCGCAACGCGTTCGCTCTGGCGAGCGCGCCGTTGTCCGAACTGGGCGCGCAATTGGGCGCCAAGATCGCGACGGTCAATGACCCGGTGACCGGCTTGTCGCTGCGCTCGCGCATCTTCTACATCGGCGATTCGTCGGTCGTGAAGGTGGCGCTCGACATCCTGTTCGGCGTCAAGGCGCTCAATCCCAATCTCGCGCTGCGCGGTCGCAGCTAACTCACGCGTCCAGTGGCTCCGGGCTGATCGTCCGGAGTCCCCTGGCGACTCCGTTCCGATGAGGCGATGTTCATGAAGTTGATTCACATCACGCACAAGAACTTGCCCGATGGCGTGCTCATCGCCGAGCGGGAATTCGACCCGCTCATCCACACGCGTTTCGGCGAGGCGCCCAAGGGCGCACCGGTAGGCGAGACAGCCGCTGGCGACGAGGGCGACGCGACAAAGAAAGGCAAGAAGCCCAAGGGCGCACCGGTAGGCGAGTAAGCGATGGCGCTCGACGCGAGTGTGGGCGGCGCCTCCGCCAACAGTTACGCGACGGTCGATGAGGCTGCGACATATCACGCGGCGCGGCTGTATGCCGACACCTGGACCGGCGCGCAGGCGGATGACCAGGCTAAGGCGCTGCAGATGGCCACGAAGCTGCTCGACGCGCAGGTCGACTGGTTGGGGATCGCGGCGAGCACGACGCAGGCCTTGGGGTGGCCGCGATTCGGTGTGATGGCGCGCAATGGGTGGTTTCACATCCTGCCCACCATCATCCCGACGGAATTGAAAGACGCGACGGCCGAGTTCGCCCGGCAGTTGCTTGACGGCGATCGCACGGCGGATTCAGAGACTGAGACCGAGGGCATCAAAAGCCTGAAGGTCAGCACGATTGCGATCGATTTCGATCGCCCGCAGGCGAAGGTGATTCCCGACGCCGTGTTTTACCTCATCCGCCATTTGGGGCGCGTGAGTCAGCGCAGTGGTTCGGGATCGCTTCCGCTCGTGCGGGCTTGAGAGGACATCATGGCGTTCGGAGTTGCCACCGTCTCGACGAACAAGATGAAAGCCATGCTGGCGGACCGCCTGCAGGGCACACCGGCGACCTACACCGTCGCGCCGAAATTTATCGGCATGGGCACCGGCGCGACCGGCGCGGCGCGGACGGCGGCCGTCGGCGATACCGCGCTGACCAGCGAAGTCGACACGCGCGCCACCGGCACCGAGTCGATTGTGACGACCAGCGTGACCGGCGACACCTATCAGGTGCAGGGCACGATCACCGCCGGCGCCAATCGCGCGGTCGACGAGGCGGCGACGTTCGATGCGTCATCCAGCGGCCACATCGGGATCTCGGCGACGCTCAACGTCATCAACGTGCCGAGCGGGTCGTCGATTCAATTCACCTTCCAGGAACAGCTCACGTAATGAGTCTGGCCGATGTCGTCCGTCGTGGGGTCGCGGTGGCCGATCGGGTCACCGACGATCTGCAGGCCACGCTTCAATATGAGCGCTGGATCGCGCAGACGACGTACGGCACGCCCTCGTTTGCGCCGGTCGCGCCCATCCGAGCCCTCATCGACCGGCGTCAGACAACGCGACGGCTCCACGACGGCCGCGAGGTCGTGATCGAAGCGACGATTGTGGTGCCGCGCACGGTCAGCATCGGGCTGAAAGATCGGCTCACGTTTGCGGACGGCGCGCGCTGGCCCATTCTCCAGGTACAAGGCACGGTCGATCCAGCCAATCCGACCGGCGGTCCCTACGCGACGGAAATTCTCGTCGGCAACGTCGGCATCGAAAAGGCGACGGTGTAATCCATGGAGATGACCCAGGCCGCCAGCGCCTTCGCGGCGACGCTCACTCGCATCGGCGCGCAATTGCCGGCGTTGATCGGACGCGCCCTGCGCGAAGAGGCCGAGATCGAAATGGCCGAGATGAAGCAGCGCACGCCGGTGGATACCGGCGCGCTCAGGGCGTCCGGCATGGTTGTTGGACCGACCGCGGTCGGCAGCGGGGTGCAGATTGCCTGGCAGTACGGCGGCCCGTCGGCGCCGTACGCGCTCATCGTGCACGAGAATCTCGAAGCCATTCACCCGGTCGGCCAGGCGAAGTATCTCGAGTCGGTGCTCGACGAGTCGGTGCCGTACCTCGAGAATCGCATCGGGTCGCGCTTGAAAGCGCTCATCGCCGCCGCGGCGCAGTAGGAGAGATCGGATATGGCGCGTACCGCACTGACCCCACAGCAGATGACCGGCCCCTTCGTGGCCACCGTGCCGACGTTGACGTTTGCCGCCGCCGATCCGAGTAACGGCAATCTGTTCGCGATGAGCAAGGGCGACATCCTGCTCATCTACAACTCGGGCGGCTCGAGCTACACCTTCACGCTGACGAGCGTCGCCGATCAACACGCGCGCACGGGCGACATCGCGGCGCAATCAATCACCGCGGGTGCGTTCGCGGTGTACGGCCCGCTGGACTTTCCCGGCTGGCAACAGACGGACGGCAACTTCTATCTGACGGCCTCGAATGCCTCCGTCAAGTTCGCCATCATCCGAGCCTGATGCGGGGCTTCATGGTCGATCTGCTCACGCTCCTCAGCCAAGCGTCCCTCGTGACGCTGGGGCAGGACGCGTTCGGCGGCGCGGGCTCTGACGTGCCCGGCGGTGATGGCCCATACACCGTCATCGCCCAGACGGGCGGCCTCGCCGGGCTCTACCAACATTCCGAACCAGGGCCGTGGCTCGAGCGCCCGTCGGCGCAATTGAGTGTACGCGCGCGGACGGCCGAGCTCGCCTGGGCGCAGGCGCAGCGTTGCTATGACCTGCTCAATGGCCTGACCAATCGCTGGGTGGGCCCGCAGTTCTATCTCTATATCCGCGCGTCGCAGCCGCCGTTCGACATGGGGATCGATACCGCCGGGCGCGTGAAAGTCGGATTCAACCTGCGCGGTGAGGCGCGGGTCTAGGAGACACGATTATGGCGTCCACGCGACCACCGGACGGGTATTGGGCAAAGCGGCCGCAACATCGCTGCCGCTTTTGTCCATTCGACACGCTCGAGGGCTCCGGCCGCATCGAGAAGCACGAGTTGGAGATGCACGGCGACGAGCTGCTTCGCCTCAATGATCCGCTGATCGACGCCGCGACGGCGCCA